TTTGGATGAAGCTAATCTCAATCTTGTTGGTGGTGGTCGTCGCAAGTCCCGCCGCGTTAAGAAGCGGCACGCAAGTCGGCGAGCCAAACGCCGCACACGTCGCTCCAGGTCTTGAACTTGTTCGTACCCGCAATCACACGCATCTCCATGAAGTTCGCGATGGTCTTCTCCATCGCGTCGGCCACATGATCCGGATTGAACGAAGGGGCATACAGACCCAGCGGCATGCCTGCTGCGTGGTAGACCGGCGGTCCCGGACGCACATACGAAACCGCACCCTCGGGCAGGAATGAGCGGTAGGCTCCGACATCCGTAACAACCTGCGGGGCACCCGTGTAGAGATGCTCAAGCTGGCACAGACCGAATCCCTCCCCATCCGACGTATTGATGCCCACGTCGCACATGTTGTAGATCTGGTTCACGCCATCGTCGTTCAGCACATTCGGCGGGGCCGTATCGACGATCGCCATCCGCTTGCCGTACGTTGGCACATCGAGACCGGCACGTGCGAGCTGGTCCACGAAGATACGCTGAATGTCGTAATACGCACCCTTCTGAGGATCCACAGCCGTTACCATGAGCAGCCACAGCGGCTTATCTGGGTTACGACGCAGAAGCTCAACGAATCCCATGATTGTCAGGTCCTGACGCTTCCGCTGGCTGTTGCGGTTCGCGTTGAGAAACACGATCGCATCCGGAGGGAGACCTACATTCTTACGCAACGTAGTCCGTGTGGAATTCGGCAGGTTCGAGAAGATTGCGGAATCCACCGCGTGCTCAATCGTCTTGGGCACCGCGACTCCCGTACCATACTCGCTGAACGTCTTGGCCCACGAATCCGTGAAGCAGTAGACCTTGTCGGCCGACTTGTTGATCTCGTCCATCAAGGGCTGAGCGATGCCATTGTACACCTGGTCCACATAGATCCACAGCTTGTACGGCGTCTCACCCTTCTTGTACTTCATGGCCTGAATGAAGCGGGCAATGATCATCGGATCGTTGTAGATCATCACCACATCGGGACCTACCATCTCCAGGTACTCGTGGATCTTATTGAACCCGAACCCCTCCTCCTTCGGATCCTCATTGGCCGCTGCGTCGTAGGCCACGATTCCATCCGGGACCTTGCGGATGTTCTTGTGCTCCGGATGACGCTGGAAACCGAAGTGAAACGTCTTCACCTTCGGTGCAAGAGTTGCTGCCTGGGCCAGAAGGTTTGAGACAACCTTCGAGTACCCCGTGGTCTGATCAACGTGAGTGCTCACAAGAACGAACCTCATTTGAGTGTATTCTCTCCGGTCTGTATAAATAGGATGCAGGTCAATTCCGCCCAAGATTACTTGACCGCCCAGAAGCGGCGTATTGTTGCGGCTTCCTTCGCAAACACACCGCCCGCACCCCAGCGAAAGTATAACTACGTGTACCTATCCGTCCTGGCGAACAAGGCCACGCAGTACAACAAGACGCCCTACCCTCAGACGCTGAGCACGGCCCCAGGTTCTGTACCGGGTCTGCCACCGCAGTCTCAGTGGACGGCACCGGGCACCCGTCCCAAGATTAGCGACTGTGTGAATTGTCCGACTGCGAGTGTTCCTCTCGCTGGTTCTTTAATCTAAACAATCAATGTGCGTTAATACAAATGCCGGGCGGCTTGATTCAACTCTCGCAGGTGGGGGCACAGAACCACCTCATTAACGGCAACCCCTCCATGACCCACTTCAGGGCAGTGTATCGTCGGCATACGAACTTTGCCATGGAGTCCATTCGCATGGATTTCTCGTCCTCAAACCTCGACTTCAACTTCGTACAGACTCGGACGCTGAGTTGTCGCGTCGATCGCTATGCTCAGCTGCTTCACGACACGTATTTGGTCCTGACGCTCCCTGACATCTGGTCGCCGCTCTCGTCGATTGGGAACACTGCTGCCCCGGCCGGATACGACTCCAGGTGTTCCGCGATCGGATACGAGTTCCAGTGGATCAAGAACATTGGCTACACTATGATCGATCATATCGATTTCGTGGCCAACGGTGTAACGATTCAGACGCTGCGTGGTGAGTGGCTCAAGATGTATTCCTACCTCACCCACGACATCACAAAGCGGGATGTCGTCAACGAAATGGTTGGAAACGTGCCCGCACTGTACGATCCCGCCAATGCGTATGATCGCCAGAACCAGTACCCGCATGCGGTTACACCCGCGGTTCTGCCGAACACGGCTCCGTTTACCACGACGCCCGAGCCGTCGATTCGCTCGCGTACTCTTGTTGTCCCTCTCCACTTCTGGTTCTGCGAGAACCCGGGTCTGGCACTGCCGCTTGTCTCAATGCAGAACTCTGAGGTCTACATCAATGTCACGCTCCGTCCACTGAACCAGCTGTATACGGTCATTGACGTGAACCCGGGCACAGCGTCCGTGCCTTTATCCGCAGTCGCCAGCGGCGGGACGTACGAGACCTTTACAACGTCAACGCCTCACGGGTTTGTTGCCGGAAACACCGTGACGATCGCCGGTCTCGGTTCGCTGTCGCCTCTGTTGAACGGTTCGTACACGATCCTCGCAGTCCCGGCCGTTACGTCCACCACGTTCGCCGTTGCGTCGACCGTTGGATTCTCGGGAGCTATTTCGGCCGCATTCAATGCCACGGCGATGTCGGGCGTGAACCCTACGTTTGGTGACCGTATTCAGCCCACCGGTTCGTTCCCAATGTCGCTGTTCCTCAGTCCTCCGACCGCAACGGGAACTCCGAGCAATCCGTTGCTCACCACGTTCTACACAAACCCGTACCTGGAGGGTAACTTCATCTACGTGACCGACATGGAAATGAACCAGCTCGCCGCCGCAGACCAGACGTTCTTACTGAAGCAGGTGACGTATGTGAGCAAGGAAGGGCAGTTCGGTGCGAATTCGGATCTTGAAGTACCCATGTTCAACATGGTCACGCGAATGGTCTTCGCAGCCCAGCGATCGGATACGTTGCTCACCAATGACTGGGATAATTACACAAACTGGGTCAATCCGAACCGTGCCCCATTCTCTGCGATCACAGCTGCGACCGGTGATTTACTGTACTCCTCTGGACAGAACCAGCTGACGTCCGTGTACCCTCGCGACATTGTTGCGGATGGACAATTGCTCTTCGACGGAAACGAGCGGTTCAAGACGAAGCCCGTGTCGTACTTTAGCCTGATCCAGCAGTACAAGCACACAACAGGCGAACAACCTGTAACCATGCCCGGGCTCTACATGTATTCCTTCGCACTCGACAACCACCGGTATCAGCCGAGCGGTGCGGCCAATGCGTCCATGTACAATAAGGTCGTGTTACGCGTTTCGCTTCAGCAGCCTGTGCCTTCGTCTACCGCTGCAGTAGCCCAAGCCCCGGTATGTATTCTGAAGTCGACCGCATTCAGCACAAACCCGGTGATCGTGTCAAACCCTACCGCACGACAGCCCAACAACCCGGATGGAAGCCTCGGAGCTCTGATTTACACCCCCGATCAGCTTCTGACAGTCATACCATCAAGTGTCGGTGGAACTGTCATCTTTTCTTACACGTATAGGGTTGGCGTCTACGTGGAGTCGATCAATTACCTCCGTATCGTGAGTGGTCTCGCAAATCTCGTATTCGCCAAGTAACAATGGGGGGTGTAACGGTGACATCGGCCAAGTATGCGATTGGAGACCAGACGATCGACGTCTCGGAACAAGTCACAGACAGCCAATCAAGGAACTATGGCGAGATTGTGATGATTGTGTCCAAGCTCGACGGCGATCTCCGCAAAAACAACCAGATCGCCATTCCTGCCGATTCGGATACACTGAAACTCACACCACCCAAGCTGACCGTCGAGTACCTTGACGACCGTGGGCTGTGGCACACCAAATCTGCGACACTTTCTGAGACCCTTGATATTGGCGAACGGTCTGCGTTCGGCAAGTTCGTTCAGAAACCGGGTGATGTGCTGTGGGGAATCGGTATTACAGCCGCAAAGGCCCAGTTCTTGTTCATCGTTGTGTTTGCATGGGTATTGGTGGTGCTGGGGACGTACCGCCAGTGGCAGTTTATCGAGAAGGCAATGCAGTCCGGTGCGATCGCCCGCACCACGGCCTACACCGATATAAACTACGGACTTGTAGGGCAATGGGTCGTGTGGGGGATTAGCAAGTTGTACGATGCGTTCTACTATCCGTCCATTTGGCTTAGCTTTGGCTACGATCTACCAGATGGTTGGCCAGTCAAGGTCCTGATGTCCATCGGGTCTGCCGTGGCCCCGATTTCTGGGTTTATCGTTCAAATCATGATCTGGTTCACGGCGGTTGTTCCCATCCAGGAACTGAAGACACGCGTTCCGGTGACCATCGCGAGTACTGCAGGTGATGCCGTGAATGGTGTTGCGGATGCTGCTGCGGCTGCGTTAGGCACCAGGGTGCCGAACATCGGATCTCTGGCTGCGGCAGTGAGGCGGTGACACGAAGTCTCGGATACGTATAAGCATGCTCATTCAACTTCCGTGGCTTGTCGCCGGTATGCTCACCGGTCTTGTCATTGGGACAGTCTTTGTCCCGCCCACACGCAAAACATCGGGTGTCCCTAAACCAGGGAGTCCCGAGGTCTTTCATACCGACACGGGGTGTGTTCGCTTCGAGGCAACCGAAGTGCCGTGTACCGCCGAACCCGATTCACTGAATCTCCTCGCATCTCAGAAGTAATGCAGGTGCCCATCACCCACGTCCTCCACCGCGGGGCACCCTTCTTTTCGTTCATCATTGGACTGGGCCTGGCTGTGATGCTGTTTCACCGCGACTACGGCGTCATGAAGACACTCGCAGTCCCCATCAACGAGACAACTTCACGGATCGTCAAGGTGGACGGAAAGTGCTACCGCTACCGCGTGGAAGATGCCGAATGTGAAATCCCGTCTTCCTCATAAACAATGGAAGGTGCAACATCGCTTGACGCTCTTCTTCCGAGCCCGCAGGGACCGCAGTCTGCCCCGCCCGTGTACCCCGAGGCCAGCGGACCGAGCCCCAGCACGACAGCGATGGCCCCGACATTTAAGCCGTCTCTGCCGCAGATGGGATTCATGTTCCGCAATCTCCAGCTGTACATTGCCTTCTTTGTCTCAGCATTCGTGCTCTCTCTGTCCACACCCCGCAACCTGCTGCTCCAGTACATTCCGTCGGCCTACACAGGCAATGGCGTGGTGAGCTACCAGGGTGCCGCAGTTGTGGGGGCAGCGTCGGTGGTACTGGCCCACTTTGTCAATGTCGTTTTTTCTAGCTTTCTCGGTTAGTGCGAATGAATACAATGCAGTGCCCGCCCGCTTGGGTGTATCCCCGGATTCTCCTCGGGGCTGGGTTTCAGATCACTCCACTTTTTACAGCGAAGTATAACATTACCCACGTGGTCAATTGTGCATTTGCCGACGATTGTCCAGAGTGGTGGCGGAAACGCCATGCGGGAAACTATGCGGAACTCCACGCGATTGACTCGATGGCCGTACGGATCCTCGATTGGTATCCGGAGTTTGAGAACTGGATGCGGCTGTTTCTGCGGTCGACGAATGGAACCGTGTACGTCCACTGTAAGGCTGGGATCAATCGATCCGCGTTTCTGGTCTTGACCTTTGTGTCCAAGAACTTCGGGATCGACTTCAGGACACTGCTGTCCGCGGTTCGCAAGCAGAGACCGATCATCTGTGACAATTCTGCTTTCATGAAACAAGTGGAAGACGAACTATATGGACGTGTTCAGAGTGAGGAAGACACGGGAAACGGAAACAACGTCAATGGGAACGCTTGATTCCGTCCATCAGGACATTGTGAGTGGGTTACGGACGGCCACGACTCGCAAGGGCGAGCTGGAGACTGAACTGGTCGGATTACGCGAACGAATTGAAGGTCTGAGGACGTCCAACGAGATTGCGGATGTGGTCACGTGTTCTACATGGGAGGCACGCGTTCGCGAGATCGAGACGGAGTTAGCCCAGGCGAATCCGATGGAAGACTACTACATGAAAAACATGGACATCCTGATGGATTATTACAAGCGTCCGGATGCCACTGCGACCGCACTACAGTCTCCCAAGGATGCGTCTACGTTCATGAAGTTCTTCGCCGCGGCCGGACCCTCCGAGTCCGTTGGCGTGTCGAAGAAGCAGATGTTCGACGAGTACGTTGCCCGCATGAAGCTGAGCAATAACCCAGAGGCCACGCAACTGATGACGGAGCACTGCGTGGGTTGTAACGTCGCCCGCGAGGAGATCTCGTCTGAAGGCATTCTGGTCTGCCCGAAGTGCGGGTCCGAGGAGTATTCGCTAGTGGTGTCCGACTTCCCTTCGTTCCGTGACCCGCCGAAGGAGCGGAACAATTACGCCTACAAGAAGATCAACCACCTCAATGAGATCCTGAACCAGTTTCAGGCCAAGGAGTCCACGATGATTCCCGAGGAGGTGATGAACGAGGTGGTGCTGGAGATCCGTAAACGTCGCATCAACAACATTGCTGATCTGACGGAGAAGGAGATACGCGAGATTCTGAAGAAGCTGGGGCGGTCCAAGTACTACGAACACGCCGCCCACATTCTGAGTCGTTTGAACGGCAATCCACCACCGACGATCACGCCGGAGATCGAGGAGAAGATCCGTGCCATGTTCCAGGAGATTCAGGCTCCGTTTCTGTTGTATTGCCCCAACGACCGCACGAACTTTCTGTCGTACTCCTACATCCTGTACAAGTTCTTCGAGCTGTTGGACTTGGATGAGTACAAGGTCTACTTTCCGCTGCTGAAGTCACGCGACCGCCTGATTGCCCACGACCACATTTGGGAGAAGATATGTTCGTACCTTAGATGGGAATTCATAAGATCGGTTTAGGTAAGGAACTCTCCATTGTTAATTTGGATAAGAACTGCATCGCGCTTGGTCTTTGCTTCTTCGATGGTATGGAAGTAACCAAACCCCATCTGCTTCTTGTTCCGCTTGAAATGAACCTGGTAGCTATTGCGTTTCGTGCACCACGAAATCCCATACATCTCTTCTTCATGTCGCGCAGTATTCAACATATTGCCCGTGCATGAAATCCACCTTAGGTTCTCAAGTCTGTTGTCGACCCGATCTCGGTTGATGTGATCAACTAACTTGAGGCTGTCTGGATTCTCG